ATAGTGTATAATAGAAGTACAATATTTAAGGATTTAAATTGGAAACAGAAACTAAAACTACAATTGAGATGGTCAACGGTCTAGCAGAGATCGCTGACTACATGCAAGACGAGGAGCTGGAGACAGCACTCACATTCATTGCAAAGCTTATCATTAAGCCTGACATTCCCTTAAATGTTGCAACGGTAGAGATCGTTCGTCTGCAAGCAATTGCTGCGAAGATGTCTTTCAAAGCCACATGGCTAACTAACGTAGAAAAAGGAGATAGAGCGAAGAAGAATATTTATTACACTGCTGCTGAGTCAATTAACAACTTAGTGTCAGCTCTTAAATACATCACTCGCTAAGTATCATCATGGCTAAAAACCTATTGCAACAAGTAATGCTTAAGAAGGTTGAGGAGAACCCAATCACAAAGCCTTCATTCCTTGATAAGGCAGCATTAATCGAAAAAATTAATTCAGGGTACACAGTAAATCGTGTAACTAAGTTTACTACCAAGAAGACATTTGCCCCTAGCACAATTGCATTCTCTCATGGAGAGTGTCCTCGCTATTGGTATCTAGCCTTCAATGGTGCAGACTTTACAGATAATGCAGATGCCTATGGTGCTGCAAATATGACTGCTGGTACAAAGTCTCACGAGCGTATTCAGGAAGCTATGGGCAACGTCCCAGGTCTCCTTGTTGACTCTGAATTTAAAGTAACTTATAATGACCCACCAATCTTTGGATTTGGTGACGTTATGCTTAATTGGGAAGATAAAGAACTACTTGGCGAAATCAAGACAATGCCTAACGAAGCATTTGAGTATCGCAAGGTAGCAGGTAAGCCAAAGACTGGACACCTTGTTCAGTTGCTTATCTATATGAAGATTCTCAATAAGAACAAAGCCGTATTGATTTACGAAAACAAGAATAACCACGAACTGCTGGTGTTCCCAATTGAGTTAAATCAGTATATGTATGAGTGGGTAGAGAACGCATTTGATTGGATGCGAGAAGTTCGTAAGGCTTGGGAAGACAAGAAGCTTCCTGAGAAGAACTATCGTAGCAATTCAAAGATTTGCAAGACTTGTCCTATTAGGGAAGCTTGCGACAATGCTGGTTCTGGAGAGATCAAGATTAAATCTCTGGAGCCGTTAGATGAACAACAAGCATTGTGAATGGTGTGACCACAGCTTTACACCAAACGTAGCATACCAAATTTACTGTTCTGCTGAATGTAGAGAGGATGCCACAAAAGAAAAGATACGAGCAAGGTACTTCCTGCAACGCCTTAAGAAACGAGCAGAAAAGCCAAGAATGTGTCGCTCTTGTGGCATCCCTCTTTCAGTTTATAATGATTCTACAATATGCTCTGCATGTGATGTAGATCCAAAAGACCTGGGTAAAGCACTAAAAGAAATCAAGGAAATGATGAAGGATGAAACTTAGTACTTTAATGCCAACACCAAAGACTCTATTCTGTATTGATGCCAGTACAAATAGCCTTGCATTCTCTTTGTTTGTTGATGGTAAACTAGATTCTTTTGGAAAAATTAATTTTGTGGGTACTACAGCATACGACAAAGTTGTTGATGCTGGTAAAAAAGTAGGGGCATTTCTTGATGCCTACGGAAAAGATATTGATGCCATTGTTATTGAGCATACAGTGTTTATGAATAGCCCTAAGACTGCTGCAGACCTTGCACTGGTCCAGGGAGCCATCCTGGGGGCTGCTGGGGTACGTAAGATTAGATCAGTAGCACCTATTACGTGGCAGAACTTTATTGGTAACAAGAAGCCAAGCAAGCAAGAGCTTGCAGAGTTTAAGAAAGCAAATCCTGGTAAATCTGATTCCTGGCTTAAAGCACAGATTAGAGAACAAAGAAAACAAAAGACTATACACTTTATTGAGGTACAGTACGATAGGATAGTTAAGGATAATGACGTGGCAGATGCAATCGGTATTGGTCATTATGCAATTAATAACTGGGAAAGGTTGACAAAGTAATGGCAAAGCTGTATACTAGTGAAGCATGGTTAAAAAAACGTTATCACGTAGATAAGAAAACTCCAGAGCAGATTGCAAAGGAATGCGGTACTAGCGTTGAAACCATCTATGTTTATTTAGCTAAATTCGGATTAAGAAAGTCACGACGATAATGAAAAAGTATATTAATGAAGAAGCCCTCGCCTTTGATGACATTCTTCTAGTGCCACAGCACTCAAAAATTACCAGCCGTAAGAATGTGTCTCTAAGCACATCTCTGGGAAATATAAAACTTGATACCCCAATCATTTCAGCACCAATGGATACTGTAACAGAAACAGAAATGGCTATAGCAATGAGCCGTCTTGGTGGTCTTGGTGTCCTGCACAGATACATGCCAATTGAAAAGCAGGTAGAGATGTTTAAGATTGCTAACCTTTCCACTCATTATGGAAACGTTGCAGGTTCAATCGGTGCTACAGGAGACTTCCTGGAAGATGCTAGAAAGCTTTTTCATGCAGGTTGCCAGATCATTCTTATCGATACTGCTAATGGTCACAGTTCGTATGCGATTAATGCTGTAAGAACTTTGCGTTCAGAGTTTGGCAATGACATTCACATTATGGCAGGAAACATTGCAACAGCAAATGGATATGCCTATCTAGCAGAAGCAGGGGCAGACTCTGTTCGTGTTGGTATTGGCGGTGGATCAGTATGTACTACTCGTATTGTAAGTGGTCACGGTATTCCAACACTAGCGTCTATCATGGACATTCGTAGTGTATTCCAGGATGGTCCTGCAATTATTGCTGACGGTGGTATTCGTACACCTGGAGATGCTGCTAAGGCTCTAGCTGCTGGTGCTCAGGCTGTCATGCTTGGCGGTGCTCTAGCAGGTACTGACGAAAGCCCTGGAGACGTTATAGACGGCTCGTACAAGGTATTCCGTGGTATGGCATCACACGATGCACAGAAAGAGGGACGAGGCTTTGTATCAGGCGTAGAGGGTGTTTCTACAACAGTTCCGTATCGTGGTTCGGTAGAGCACATCATCAACGATTTTAGAAGCGGTATTGCAAGTGCAATGTCATACACAGGTGTAGACAACCTTGACGATTTCTACTATAATAGTATGTATGTACAAATTACAGGTTCAGGCATTGCAGAGAGCAAGCCTCACGCTAAGGGGAACTAATGGCTAGACGTAAAACAGTTATCGTACCACTCGTACCACCACCAGTCGTGTTTGACCGTGTTTACGAAATGGAATACGGAAACTTCACAATTGAAAGGGGAGACCTTATCAAGGTTACTGGTGAGTACGGAATGAAGTTTAAGTTTGTTAGTATTACTACAAACACTAAGACTGGTGCTTCATGGGTAGATTGTCACGAAGTCCACAGAGGGCAAACTGGTGCTTTCCGATCATTCTCTATTGACCGTGTAAAGCGTATTCCTAAACGCAGAACTAAGAAGGCGGTAAAGAAGAATGTCTAATTTCGAAGACCTAACAGTAGAACACCTTGACGAAATGAACAAGGTGGTAGAGAAATATCTACAGGGTGAAGACCCAACACAAATTTCAAAAACACTTGCATTGCCAAGACAGAAGGTAGTCTCACACCTTAATCAGTGGAAGACTATGGCTGCAGACAATGCTGCAATTCGTGCTCGTGCCAAGGAAGCCCTGGTAGCTGCAGACACACACTATAACTATCTAATTAGTAAAGCATATGAAGTTATGGATGAAGCAACTACTACAGCAAACCTAAGTGCTAAGAATGCATCCATTAAGCTAGTGCTTGATATTGAGTCAAAGCGTATTGACATGCTACAGAAGGCTGGTCTACTTGAGAACAAGGAGCTGGCAGAAGAGATGCTAGAGATTGAGCGTAAGCAGGATATCCTCAAGGGTATTCTACAGGACATTGCTGCAGAGCATCCAGAGATTCGTGACAAGATTATGAGACGACTATCTGATATCGCAAAGAACCAGGAGACGATTACCATTGTCAATGTTCAATGAGTTCTTCGAAGTACTGAAGAGTAGCCACTTTGACGAATACCCAGTAGACGCTAAGACATTTGTTGAGGGCGAAGACTACTTGGGTCAGCCACCGCTATCTGAAGTTCAGTACGACTTGGTAGAGGCTATGAGCCAGATCTACCGCATTGAAGACCTTATTGAAATTATGGGTGAAGAAGAGGGGCGTAGACATTTCAAAAAGTATACTAAGAATGAAATCATTATGCAACTTGGTAAGGGTAGTGGTAAGGACTTCACATCTACAGTAGGATGTGCATACCTAGTATATAAACTACTCTGTCTAAAAGACCCAGCTCGCTACTTTGGTAAACCAGCAGGTGACGCTATTGATATTATTAACGTGGCTATTAACGCTCAACAGGCTAAGAACGTTTTCTTTAAAGGTTTCAAGACAAAGATTGAACGCTCACCCTGGTTTGCTGGCAAGTACTACGCTAAGGCAGAAAGCATTGAGTTTGACAAGTCTGTTACTGTTTACTCTGGTCACTCAGAGCGTGAGTCGCATGAGGGTCTTAACCTTATCCTAGCTATCCTTGACGAGATCTCTGGTTTCGCACAAGAAGTTGGTAGTGGTAATGAACAGGGTAAGACTGCAGACAACATCTACAAAGCCTTCCGTGCTTCTGTAGACTCTCGTTTCCCAGACTTGGGCAAGGTAGCACTACTATCCTTCCCTCGTTATCCTGGAGACTTTATCTCAACGCAGTATGACAAGGTTATTGCTGAGAAAGATGTTGTCCTAAAGACTCATAAGTTTATTCTTAATCCTGATTTGCCAGAAAATGCTGAGGGCAACAGCCTTGAGATTGAATGGGAAGAGGATACTATTCTTAATTATAAGTATCCAGGTGTGTTTGCATTAAAGCGTCCTACATGGGTAGTAAACCCTACTCGTAAGATTGACGACTTCAAGCTTGCATTCTTTACAGACATGGGTGATGCTATGCAACGTTTTGCTTGTGTCCCTACATTTGCATCAGATGCGTTCTTCAAGGACCGTGACAAGGTTCGTAGTGCAATGACTATTCGTAACCCACTAGACTCCGCCAGACGTTTTGACGAGACATTTATCCCTGACCCAGATAAGAAATACTTTGTCCATGCTGACCTTGCACAGAAGCACGACAAGTGTGCTGTTGCTATTGCTCACGTAGAAAAGTGGGTATCAGTCCAGGTAATGAAAGACTACGAACAGATTGTACCTATCGTAGTAGTAGATGCTGTAGCATACTGGGAGCCACGTAAAGAAGGTCCTGTAAACCTATCAGAGGTAAAGCAGTGGATTCAAAACCTACGTCGCATTGGATTCGATATGGGCATGGTGTCCTTTGACCGTTGGAACTCATTTGATATCCAGAACGAACTGAAGGCTGTTGGTATTCGTACTGAAACTGTTTCTGTTGCTAAGAAGCACTACGAAGACCTTGCCATGCTTATTTATGAAGACCGTCTTGTAATGCCTAATATCGAACTTTTGTTCGAAGAGCTTACAGAGCTTAAAATTGTAAAGCAGAACCGTGTAGACCACCCTAGAAAGCTTTCTAAGGACCTTGCGGATGCTGTGTGTGGTGCTGTGTTCGGTGCTATCTCTCATACACCTAGAGACAGAAACACTGTTGTAGAGATTCACGAGTTCCGTGACCGCAAGCCACAGGTTGACTACAACATTGATAATCCTCGCAATGTTATCCATGCTCCAAAAGAAGATGTTGACAGATATTTGCGTCAATTCAACATTGACGTAATTTAAACATTGTGGTAGAATAGATATCTAACCCAAATT